TCTCCGCGGATCGGCCTCGCTGAAGCAACTGCCCGACACCATCATCGCGCTCGAGCGGGACCAGCAGGGTGACAACCCGCTGGTCTCCACGATGCGCGTGCTGAAGAACCGGGAGTTCGGCGACACCGGAGTGGCCGGCGAGGTGGCCTACAACAAGGAGACCGGGAGGCTGATGGATGCGTCGAAAGCCGCGCTATCGGACGCCTTCTAGTGTCCTTCGGCGGCTCGTCGCCCTCGCCAAGCACCGCGCCAAGAAGTCAGGAGTCCAGTTCGACCTGTCGGCAGAAGACCTCCACCTGCCGACCTACTGCCCGGCCCTCGGCATCCGCCTAGCGCGGAACGCTGGGGGCCGGTCGGCCCACGCCGCGTCGCCCACGCTGGACCGGATCGACAGCCGCAAGGGGTACGTGAAGGGCAACGTCGTAGTGATCAGTCACCGGGCCAACTCCATCAAGAGCAACGCATCACCGAAGGAGCTCGAGAGGGTCGCGGCCTACTTTCGCCAGCTTGTTTCGTAAAACCTACTTGGAGACCTAATGCAGACGCTCGTGTTCGACATCGAAGGCAACGGCTTGCTGCGTGAGGTGACCAAGCTGTGGTGTCTGGTGATCATCGACGCGGCCACCGGAGAAGTGAAGCGCTACAACGAAGAGCCCTGCGGCGAGGATCACATCCTCCATGGCCTCGCGCGGCTCCACGATTGCGCCCTCTCCGGTGGCCGGGTGGTGGCTCACAACGGCGTGGGCTACGACTTCCCGACCATCGAGAAGCTCTACGGCATCACGTTTCCCGACAGGTCCCGCTTCGACACCATGGTGCTCGGCCGGTTGTTCAACCCGGAGCGCAACGGCGGACACAGCATCGAGTCCTACGGGGAGTCATTCGGGATCAAGAAGGACACCGGGGCGGACGACTTCACGCAGTGGAGTCAGCGCCTTGAGGACCGCTGCGTGGACGATGCGCGCACCACGTACCTCCTGTGGCAGGAGTTGACGAAGCGTAACGTCCTGTCCTGGGGGCGCTCGCCTGAGATCGAGCACCGCTTCGCCGAGCTCATCGCCCTGCAGATGGAGAACGGGGTGAGCCTCAACGAGCGCCTCGCCATCGAGGTGGCCGCGGAGTGCCAGCAGGAACTGACCCAGCTTCAGGTCCAACTGCAGGAGGCTTTCCCGCCCATTCAGGTGGTCGACAAGATCATCACGCCCAAACGCGACAACGCCAAGCTGGGCTACAAGGCCGGGGTCCCGGTGACGAAGTACAAGACGCAGGAGTTCAACCCCGGGTCGGGGATGCAGATCGCCGCCCGGCTGACCTCGAAGTACGGCTGGGAGCCCAAGAAGTTCACCGAGAGCGGGATTCCGGCGACGGACGAAGAGGTCCTGAAGAACCTCGAGTACCCCGAGGCGAAGCTCCTCGCGCGCTACGCCCGCGTGGACAAGATGTGGAAGCAGATCGCCGCGCCCAAGAAGAAGGACGGCTCGGGCGGCGGGTGGTTGCACCACATCAACCCGAAGACCGGTCGCGTCCACGGCTACGTCAACTCCAACGGGGCGGTCACCGGGCGCTGCACGCACTCCCGGCCGAACACCGCCAACGTGGACAAGAAGGACCTGAGGCTCCGCGAGATGTGGATCCCAAGGGCCGGCTGGAACACGCTGCTCGGAGCGGACGCCGAGGGGCTAGAGCTCCGGATGCTGGGCCACTACCTGGCCCGGTGGGACGAAGGGGCGTACTCCATGGCAGTCGTCACGGGGGACAAGGCGAAGGGAACCGACGTCCACACGCGGACCATCCGGATCCTTGCGATGGTCAAGCGGGACAACGGCAAGCGCGTCATCTACGCCATGATCTACGGGGCCGGCGACGCGAAGCTCGGGATCATCATCATCGAAGACGCGCTCGAGGCCGACACATACGCGCTCGAAAAGATGCCCCACCTGTTCAAAGTGGGGAAAGGCGGCGCGCAGAAGAAGCGGTCCCCGTCCGAATTGGGGGCCGAGGCGCGAGCGAAGCTGGAGACCGGCATCACGGGTCTCGGAGACCTCAAGGCGGCGATCCTCGAGCGCGTCAAGACGCAGGGCTGGATCACCGGCCTTGACGGTCGACGCCTGCGGATCCGCTCCGCGCACTCCGCGCTGAACACGCTGCTGCAGTCCGGAGGCGCGGTAGTGATGAAGCTCGCGTTGATCCTGTTCCACCGGGAGGCCTCCAAGCGCTTCAAGTGCAGCAAGGGGTGGAAGCACGAGGCGGACGACGACTACGGCTACTGCCTCAACGTCCACGACGAAGTGCAGATCGAGTGTCGCACGCGAGAGATCGCAGAGACCCTCGGGCCGATGTTCGCCGCGGCCATCACAGAAGCAGGGAAGCAACTCGGGGTACGGTGTCCGCTCTCCGGGTCCTACGACATTGGGGAGAACTGGTCTTGCACGCACTAAGAGATCGCCCTGAGCACTACACGGGCGCGGCAAATGAGCATTACGCGGCGTCGGTGTTTCTCAAGCGCGGAGGGGTCCGTTCAAAGTGGCGGCGTTACAAAAGAAAGGGCGCGAGATGAAGCGCCTCGCTCTCATCGACGGCGACGAGGTGGCTTTCAAGGCCGTCGCCGTCACCGCGACGAACATCCAGTGGGACGACGGGGAGCCCGACCAGGCCCCCAGCGCAGCCCTCGCGGTTCGCGCAGCGAAGGAGCTCGTGACCGCCTGGGCCCAGAAGGTGGAGGCCGACGAGATCATCGTCTGCCTGTCCTGCCGGGACCGCAAGCTGTTCCGTCGCGACATCTACCCAGCCTACAAGACGGAGCGCACCGAGAAGCCCGTCGCCTTCTGGGCCGCAGTTGACGCCCTTTCGGCAGCGTTCGAGGTCAGGGAGTACCCGGGCCTCGAGGCGGACGACGTCATGGGGATCCACTCGGGGAAGGAGAAGGACCGCCAGCCGATCATCGTCTCGTCCGACAAGGACATGAAGACGATTGCTGGCGCGTGGATCTTCTCGCCATACCACGGCACGAAGAAGAAGGTCACCGAGGAGGCGGGCAACCGCTACTGGATGACCCAGACGATCACCGGGGACCCGAGCGATGGCTACAAGGGGATCCCCGGCGCGGGCCCGAAGCGGGCCGAGAAGATCCTCGAGGGCCTCTCGTCCCTTCGGGCCATGTGGGCTGCAGTCGCGGACGCCTACCGGGTCGCCGGCCTGACCTCAACCGCCGCCATTACCCAAGCACGCCTCGCGCGCATTCTGCGCCCGGGAGACTACGACTTTTCCAAGAAGGAACCGATCCTGTGGAATCCGTGAAGCTGCAAGAGCCCGTCGTGGGCCCCACGTACGCCGAGTCCAAAGCCGGCGTGATGAACACCCGCAGTGGCGTGAAGTTCAACCTCGTGAACCCGCGCGCCGAAGACGTCCGCATCGAGGACATCGCGTCCCACCTGTCGAAGCTCTGCCGATTCACCGGGGCGACGAGCACGTTCTACTCCGTGGCCGAGCACTCGGTGCTGGTTGCGTTCGAGATCCGGCAAAAGCACCAGCACGACCGGAAGCTGCAACTCATGGGCCTCCTCCACGATGCCGCAGAGGCGTATTGCGGGGACGTGTCGAAGCCCAACAAGGACGCAATGCGCGCGGTGATGCGGGAGAAGTTCGGGACGGCCGTTACGCCCTACGACGTCATCGAGGGGCGTGTGCAATCCGCCGTGTGGGAGCGGTTCTCTCTCACGGACTGCGCGGCTCCGAGCGCGACGCAGATCGTCAAGGAGGCCGACAACGCGGTCTACTGCCGTGAGGCGGGCCTGTGGATGGGGCGTCCCGGCGTCCCGGCGCTGAGTCCAGACACCGCGCGCGAGCTCTTCCTCGCTACCTTCGAGTTTTTGACGAAGTGACCCGCGACTGCAACACCTGCGCCAAGCACATCCAGGGCGCACATCCTGGGGACCGCGTGGTGTTCGCGCGGGGCCCCATCGGCGGCGCACTGACGTGCGCCGACTGCCTCAACGAAGACGGCGACCACCAGTGGGTCCAGCCGTTGCCTTTATGGGAGCCGAAAGACATGAACGAAAAGACGGCCGCTGACAACTTCGTCACGGAGGCGAGCCTCGAGCCGATCCGCGAGCGCCTTGCCCAAGCCCTCACGCGCACCAACGACGGTGCCGCTCGCGCCAACGCGGGCAAGCCGCCGCTCTCGCTGGTGGTGCGTGAGCTCGTCGAGGGAACCGCGCGCGGCCTCGCCTACGGCCGCGACAAGTACACGAAGCTGACCGGCTCAGACGCCACGCACAACTGGAAGAAGGGCTTCCCGTGGCTGTCCCTCGTGGACTCCCTCGAGCGCCATCTCCACGCCTGGAAGGACGGAGAGGACACCGATGCCGAGAGTGGGCTGTCGCACCTCGACCTCGTGGCGTGCAACCTGATGTTCATCATGTGGCACATCAAGCACCGCCCGGACCTCGACAACCGCTGGAAGGGGGGCGCGGTGTGAACTTCGGGGCCCTCCTGACGGCCGGCGCGTGGCTCGCCAAGTACTGGCGGGCCATCACCCTGGCCGTCTCGCTGACCTCGGCGGTGGGTGCTGCGTGGCACTGGATCGAGTCCCGTGCTGACCAGCGCGCCGCCGAAGCGGTCACCAAGGTCCGTGACGAACAACGCCGCACCTTGGCGGCGCAAGTTCAACGCGACTTCCAACTCACTCTCGATCAGGAAAGGATTTCCGCTGATGCTGACGCGCAACACGCTGCTCGTCTCGGCGCTCTGCGCCGCTATTACGCTGGCCGGATGCGCGAGCAGACCCCTGCAATGCGAACCGGTCCCGGCGAGACCGCTTCCGTTCCCGAGCGCCCCGGAGAGTCTCCTGCGGGACCCGGCGAACAAGGTGCTTGTCGACCGGGCGTTGAATACGACGCCCTCGAAGCCCGCGCCGCAGAGGACGCCCTGATGGTCCTCGATTGGCAGCGCTGGTACCACGAGCAGCAGAAACTGAGGAGCGCCGAATGATGGGCTTCGTCTTCGCGGTGATCGTCGTCATGGGTGCCTGGTGGTGGATCCTCGTCCGGAAGGGCGGGGAAGACCCGTGGGAGCACTTCTGCCGAAACTTCTGGTGAATCAATGGGTTGGATTTATCCAACCCTCACGACGAAAGGGGTCCCTATGAGTATCCCTAAGGACGAGTTCGAGTTGCCAGCGACCACCGCTGATCTCCTCCCGTACCTGCAGACGCTGTACCCGGCCGCGGAGCTCGCCACGTACGTCCTCAAAGGGGACGACGAAGGTGCTCGCGTGTACGTCGGGAAGCTTCAACTGATCGACGAACTGCTGTCCCTTCACAGGGAGCAGAACGAAAGAGTCGCGGCGGCGCATGAGGCTAGCGCCAGCCCCTGACCCGAAGGCACTCCACGAGTTCCTTCGCGATACGGGCTACCCATTTGAGTGGCCCGAAGACGTCCTCGCCCGTTACTGCGCCAAGACCGCGATTGAGACCTCCAGCGGTGACGTGGCGGGGTACGTTTGGTTCACCTGGGTTTCAGACGCCGACAAGGTTCTGGACTTCCACATCGCGGTACACCCAAAGTACCGCTCAAGAGTCTTCACGCGCCGCGTGTTGCACTCCCTCCTGTCCGCCATCCGGTCCACCGGTGCGCGGACTGTAATGGCACGGCCCACGTCCGAAGAACACGCGCAGCAACTGCGACGTCTCGGATTTTCCATCCACGGGCCCTTCGCCGTATTCCCTCTCAGCAAGGATCCGCCCGAATGGGTTCGATGATTTCTGGTCTCCTCGGCGGTAAGGAAGCTGCCCCGCCCGTAATGATCACTCCCGCTCCGCAACCCGCGAAGACGGAAGAGATCGACCCCGAAGCCAAGCGTCTCGCCAACGAGCGCCTCTCCCAGGCCAAGCTCCGCAAGGGCCGTGCGGCTCTCCGCACCGACCTCGTCACGGGTGGCTCCGGGGCGGGCATCGCGATCCCGACGTAACCGATGGCCGCTACGTCCCTCAAGGCGCGGTACGACAACCTCGCTATGCGGCGCGATCCGTTCCTGCGTCGCGCGCGGGAGTACGCGGCCCTCACGATCCCGTCGCTGCTCCCTCCGGTCGGTCACAACTCCAGCCAACGCCTTCCCGAGCCCTACCAAGGCTTCGGCGCGCGAGCGACCGTCAACCTGTCCTCGCGCCTCCAGCACGCGCTGCTGCCTGCCGGCCAGAGTTGCTTCCGGTACCGGGTCCCCAATTCCCTGCTCCTGAAGGCCAAGACCATGGCCCCCTCGGCGGAAGTCGAGCGCGGCTTGGCGATGAGCGAGAAGCTCGTCATGTCGGAGATCGAGAACCGCAACTGGCGTCAAGCCACGTCGCTGTCCATTCAGCTTCTGATCGTCACGGGCAACGTGCTCGAGGTCATGCTGCCGGACAACTCGATCCGGGTGTTCAGGCTTGACCAGTACGTGGTCGTGCGGGATCACGCGGGTAACCTCGTCGAGGTCATCACCGAAGAGAAGCTGTCGCCGCTGGCGCTCCCCGAAGAAGCGCAGGGCATGGTCGACCCCAAGAAGCTCGCCGATGCGGGCAGCGAGGTCGAGCTCTTTACCTGCTACAAGCGCCAGCCTGACGGGGCCTACAAGACCTGGCAGCAGCTGGAAGGCAAAACCGTCCCGAAGTCCCGCGGCACGTACGCGAATCAAGATCAACTTCCGGTCTTCGCGATCCGCTGGGCGGCGGTGCCGTGCGAGGACTACGGCCGCGGTAAGGTCGAAGAGCACGTTGCGGACCTGAGGACCCTCGAGGTCTACCGCAAGTCGATGATCGAGGGCGCAGCGATGGCTGCGCGCCACATCACGCTCGTGCGCCCGAACGCTGCCGGTGGCAACCTGCGTCAGCGCATCGCCAAGGCGAACAACGGCGACGTCATCCCGGGCAATCCAGACGACGTCCACATGCTCCAGTTCGAGAACGTGGCGGGACTGCAGATCGTCCAGCAGGACATCGCGGCGCTCCTCCCAGGTCTCTCGGCGGCGTTCCTCATGGTCGGCGACATGCGCCGCGACGCGGAGCGCGTCACCGCCACCGAACTGCGGATGCTCGCAGAGGAACTCGAAGGGGCCCTTGGCGGGGTCTATTCGCTCCTCGCGGCGGAAATGCAGAAGCGGCGCATCACCCGTCTCACGTACCAGATGCAGAAGCAGCGGAAGCTCCCCGAGTGGCCGAAAGGCATGATCGAGGCGCAGATCACCACTGGCTTGGAAGCCCTCGGCCGGCAGGAAGATGTCCGCAAGGTTCTCCAGGCTGGCGAGATCGTGAAGGGAATGCCGGGCTCGGAGATGTACGTCAAGTTCAACGAACTACTGCAGATCGCGTTCAGCGGCATCGGCCTTCCGAATGCCGTGCGTACCGAAGCTGAAGTGCAAGAAGCACAGCAGCAGCAACTCGCAGCCGAAGCGTTGAGCTCCGGCGCGGGACAAGCACTCGGCGCTGCCGGTAAGGCGGCGATGCAGCAACCGACAGGGGCTTAATGAGCCAGCAGCAACAGCAGGATGCGATGCCCGCGAAGGGCACGCCAGAGTACAACCAGCGGATGGTTGAGCTCTTCGAGAAGCAGGGTGGACAGTTCGACCCCAACACGCAGAGGTTCGTCCTCCCTTCGCAGCCCGGGGACCGCCCCGAGTGGCTCCCCGAGAAGTTCTTCGACAAGGACAAGGGTCCCAACTACGAGGCCCTGGCGAAGTCCTACGCCGAGCTCGAGAAGGGCCGCGGCAAGGCCCCGCCGGCCGGTCCCGCCAAGGGCGGGGACCCGGCGGAGTCTGCCGTCGCCAGCGCAGGGCTCGATTGGGACACCTTGGGCCAGAAGGTGGCGACCACCGGCACCATCGAGGACGCCGATTACCAAGCTCTCGAGAAGGCTGGGATCCCCAAGCACGTTGTCGACGGCTACATCGCAAACACGAAAGTGGCCCAAGCGGCCGCGCGTGAGCGCAGCGCAAAGCACGTCGGCGGCGAAGACGTCCTGAAGCACATCATGGAGCGCGCCGGCAAGGAGCTCTCGAAGGAAGAGGTCGCTGCGTTCAACGCGCAACTCGCCAACGAGAAGACGTGGTCGGCGGCGCTGGATGTGCTGAAGGCGAAGTTCGCCCCGGCGGACGGCGAGCCTCTCGGTCAACTCGGCGGCGGCAACGGCAGCGGTACGCCTGTCGGCTTCCAGAGCGCCTTCGAGCAGTCCGAGGCGATCAACAAGCGCGACGCGCAAGGTCGCAAGCTGTACGACGTGGATCAGGCGTACCGCGCCCAGGTCCGCGCGCGGATCGCCGTCTCGGCGTTCTGACCACGAAGCACTGATTCGCGCCGCCGAATAGCGGCCGTCACCGGAGCGTCATCCCGGCCAGCGTCCCGGCACATCCCGGGGCGCTCTCTCAAGCGTTAGGCGTCAGCGTACGACACGCCGAAGCGCTTCAGAGAGCGCACAGCGCTCCACCCCTCGCGGGGCTCCCACACCGCCCAACGGCAAGTCTCACACCGCGTTCCCCGGGAAGGGCACGCAGCGTGGGCTCTCCGTGACTCACCGAACACCTTGGCCCTGCTACGGCGGGACAACCTTGCGTGGTGCGGATGACGTCGAAGTCCAGCAGTTCTTCAACTTCACCACCAGCAAGGAAACACCATGGCGCACATTTCCGGCCACGCAGCCGCGAAGTATGACCAGTTCGTGCAGAGCGTGGACGCCTCGACGGCGTTCAACGTCGGCGCGGACTTTGGCGGTCAGGGCCCGATGCCCGTCGGCCGCAAGGCGTTCACCGAACTCTCGAACTCCGACACCATCATGGTGCGCGCGACGTCGCAGTCCAACCCCCGTAACTGGGAGGTGGGCCTGTACACGTACACGTCGAGCACCAAGACCCTGGCCCGCACGACCATCCTCGAGTCCAGCAACTCGAACAGCGCCGTGGACTTCTCCGCGGCGGGCGTGGCCGGCTCGGTCCGCCTCGAGGGCCTGTCCCTCGTCGCTTCGACCGCCAATGCCTACACGATCACCCAGATCGCCTCGGCCGGCCGCACGGTCGCCGCGAACAGCACCACGGCCAACGACGGCGTGAAGCTCGCGTGCGCCATCGTGCAAGACCTGGTCGCTGCCGGTATCCTCAAGGGCTCGATCTCGTAAGCCCTCGGGTTTACGCAACTCCCTCCTGAGTCCCGTTCCGCGCCCCTTTCTGTGGGCGCGCGGGTCTCGCTTTTCCTAAAGGAAACAACATGGCGTTCGGAGATCCCTCCAACCCGGCGCGCTTTGGCTACGGCCAGAGCGTGTCCGATGACCGCAACCTCTTCCTGAAGGTCTTCGGCGGCGAAGTCCTCGCGGCCTTCAGCGAAGCGGTGGTGACCCTCGACAAGCATCAGGTCAAGACCATCACCAGCGGCAAGTCCTTCCAGTAAACCCTTCGGAGAGCTGGAGTAAAACCGTCTTAACTGCTGGAAACCCTCTCGTAGGCAATCAGCAGCCAAGCCCGACCTAACGGCGGGAAGGTTCAACGACTAGGGCGCAAGCCCGTAGATTCAAGCGAATCGAAATGGATGGCACACCGAAAGTGTGCCGCCTGTGTGGGACTGAAAAGCCCCTCAGTGACTTCTATTCTCGATCCGACACCGGCCGGCACAGAAACGAGTGCCGCGAGTGTTTGATCGAAGCGCACCGCTACAAGAAGCTCGGCGTGTGCAACACTGAGTATCACAAGATGCTCGCAGCGCAAGGTGGGAAGTGCTCCATCTGCCGCTGCACCCTCAACTCCTCGCGGTACACCAAGTTCTCGGTCGATCACGACCACAGGACCGGTGTCGTTCGCGGACTGCTCTGCAGCCCGTGCAACGTCGCGCTAGGGATGATGAAGGACAGCCCGCGACGCCTTGAGGCGGCGGCTGAGTATCTCCGGCGGCATGGTTGTGAAGATATAGTCTGATCTGCACGGCGACGTGCAGCGGGAGCGTAAGGCTCCGGCAGCGGGTGCGAACCGCTGTGAACACCAAGGCTTTCCAGAAATGTCCCGAAGACCTGGAAAGCGACCGCCGAGTACCACACGGCCGGCCAAGAGATGCTCGGCAACGACATCGACACCACGGAAGTGACCGTCACCGTCGACGGCCTGCTGGTCGCGCACACCGCGATCTACGACCTCGACGCGAAGATGTCCCACTTCGATGTGACCTCGCAGTTCTCGCAAGAGCTCGGCAAGGCGGTCGCCAAGGCGTTCGACAAGAACGTCTTCCGTGCGATCATCCTCGGTGCGCGCACCGCGGCCGACGGTCCGTTCCCGGCGGGTAACACCGTCACCGACTCGTCCCTGACGAACTCAGGCACCATCGATGGCAAGACGTGGATCGACGCGATCCGCACCGCGCGCATCAACATGTTCAACAAGGACGTCCCCGAGGACGCCCCGATGTACATGGCGGTGAACGCTGCCGTGTTCGACGCGATCAAGTACGCGAAGGACTCGAACGGCAACTACCTGTACATCCACAAGGACCTGGGCGACCTGAGCACGAAGAACCGTGCCCAGACCATCGTGGTCGAGGACGTGCAGATCCTGCGTTCGCGCCTGATGCCGACGGCCAACGAGACGTCCGACACTTCGGTGTACCCGAAGTACCGGGCGAACTACTCGACGACCACGGGTGTCCTGTGGGTGCCGCAAGCGGTCGCCACCGTCAAGCTCGCCGAACTGGCGATGGAGACGCAGCGCGACGTCCGCCGGCAGGAAGACTTCATGGTCGCCAAGATGGCCGCAGGCACGGACAAGCTCCGCCCCGAGGCTTGCGTCGAGTTCAAAACCTCCTAAGAGGCGTGAGGGGACTGGGTGCGTACGCGCTAGGTCCCCTCTTTTTCCCACAAGGAGATCCAATGGCCCTCGGCCTGAACGTCCGCAAGTTCCAGTTTCAAGCAGCGGCCGGCAACATCTGGGAAGTCATCCTCACCGAAGCGACGAGCGGGGCCGTCAGCGGCATCGGCCGGCGCGTCGAAGGCGACGACCCGTCGTTCGACGACACCGAAGTGTCCTTTGTGGTCATCACCACGAAGGTTGACAAGGTGTTCGGCACGGGCGCGCAACTCGACACGACCCTGGCGCACGCGGCGTACTACGACGCCTCGAACGTCGGCGGCGCGGGTGCGGCGCTGTCCACGCTCCTCACGTAACACCAAGCGGTCCCGAGCTCCACTCGGGGCTGCTTTTCGGAACCCTCATGCCGTCCAATACCGTATTCAGCAAGCTCGACGCGGTGAACATCATCCTCAAGTGCATCGGTGAGGATCCCGTGTCGTCGCTCTCGTCCGGCCTTCCGGACGCGGAGGCCGCGGAAGCGGTCTACGACGAGACCATGCGCGACGTTCTCGAGTCGGGCTGGCACTGCAACACCGAGAAGGAAACCACGCTCACGCTCGACAGCGACAGCAAGATCCCGCTGCCGGACAACTGCCTGAAGGTGGACACGAGCGGCGATGACGCCGACATCGACGTCACCGAGCGCGACGGCTTCCTGTACAACCTCACGGACAAGACGTTCACATTCGACGACGACGTCGTGGTGGACATCGTCTATCTCCTCGAGTTCACCGAGCTCCCTTACCGCCTCGCGCACTACATCGCCTGGGTGGCTGGCGGGAAGTACCAGATGCGCCAAATTGGCTCGAACGTGCTAGAAGGGTGGATCGAGAAGGAAATCAACGACTCCCTCGCCAAGCTCAACGCCAGCGAGGAAGCCTCCGACGACGCCAACGTCCTGCGCGACAGCCGCAGCGTGGCCCTCGCGGCCTACCGCAACAACTACATCCGAGGACAGTAACCCATGGGGCAGCTTGTCGAGCAGCCGATCAAGACGCTCTTCAATGGCGTCTCGCGCCAGCCCCATCCCGTCCGCCTCCCCAGCCAGGTCGAGGTGGCGGACAACGTGCTGTTCTCCGTGATCACGGGCGGCTTCGAGAAGCGGCCCGCGACGCAACACGTAAAGACCCTCACGACCCTCGACTCAACCATCGAGTACGCCCTTCACGTCATCGACCGCGACTCTACGGAGCGCTACGCGGTCGTGGTGGGGGACGACGACTTGGTGGTCTTCGACCTCCTGACGGGGGCCGCGAAGACCGTCGCGTACCCGGACGGTAAGACGTACCTCGCAGGGGACCCGCACGACATCGTGTGTGTCACCGTGGCGGACTACACCTTCGTGGTGAACCGGTCCGTGACGGCCGCGATGAGCAGCGCCAGGTTCGGCCGCACGCTCACTCCGCAGACCGTCTCGAGCATCACGCGCGCGTCCACTACGGCCACCGTGACGACTGGCGTGGCACACAGCCTGACGACCGGCGATTGGGTGACCGTCTCCGGATGTACCCAGACCGCGTACAACGGGGTCTTCCAGATCACCGTGACCGGGGCGACCACTTTCACGTACACCGTGACGGGATCCCCGGCGACGCCCGCCACGGGCACCCCGGCGTACACCGCCGTGAAGGGCGCGGTGGACGGCACGAAGCAGACCTTCAGTGCCCTCCCGGCCGCGTCAGGGTCCCTCGTGATCTACAAGGTGACCGGCAACGAGGACACCGAGTTCGACGAGTACTACGTTCAGGACCAGGCGGGCAGCGTGTGGAAGGAAGTGGCCGCGCCGGGGACGGCGTACCAGTTCGACGCGACCACGATGCCCCACCAACTCGTGCGGAACAACGACGGCACGTTCACCTTCCAGAAGGCGACGTGGACCGTTCGACCGGTAGGCGATGACATCTCGGTCCCTGAGCCGGCGTTCATCGGCAAGGAGATCGTGGACGTCTTCTTCCACCGCGGCCGATTGGGCCTGGCGGCGGACGAGTTCGTCACGTTCTCGCAGGCCGGCGACGTGTTCACGATCTGGCCCGACAAGGCCTTCCAAGAGATCGACTCGGATCCCGTTGAGCTCCAAGCGTCGACCAACAAGGTCACGATCCTCCGCTATGGCATCCCGTTCCGCAAGGCGCTGTTCCTGACGGCCGACTCGGTGCAGTTCGAGATCGGCTCTACGGAGCGCTTCACGCCGAAGACCGCCGCGATGGACGTCACGACGTCCTATCAGGTGGACCCGTACGCGCGTCCGGTGACCATGGGGGAGCAACTCTACTTCGCCGGCTCGGTTCAAGAGTCTGGCGTCGTGTACGAGTACTTCTACAACGGAGACACGTTCTCCAACGTGGCCGCGGACGTGACGAAGCACTGCTTCGGATACGTGCCCCCGCGGATCCGCTGCATGACGGCGAGTCCGCTTGCGGGTCGTCTCTTCGTGGTCCCAGATGACGAGCGCAACAGCGTCTACGTCTACACGTCCTACTGGGACGGGGACAAGAAGGTCCAGTCAGCCTGGGGGCGGTACAAGCTTGCCGAGAACGACACCGCCGCGTACGTCTACGGCGCGTCCGTCGTCGGCGACTTCATGTATCTCCTGATCGCCCGCGGGACCGAGGTGTGCCTCGAGAAGCTCCCCGTGGAGACCGAGACGGCCGACGCAGGGCTGGGCTTCGCCCCGCTCTACGACCGCCGCGAGTCCCTCACTGGGGTCTACGATGCCGGCAACGACTGGACGACGTGGACGACGTCATACGCTCACGGCGACGCCGCTGCGGTCCTTCTCAGCGGGGACTTCACGGGAAACGCCGGGCGCGTCCTGTCCGTGACGTACCCGTCTGGCACCACGGTACGCGCCTCTGGGGACTTCTCCGGGGGCAGCGCCTACGTGGGGAGCCCCTACGAGGCCCGCTGCGAGCTCTCGAAGCAATACCTGCGTGACCAGAACGGCTCGGCAATCAAGACCGGCCGGCTGCAACTCAGGCACTTCACGTTCAACTACAAGAACACCGGCTACTTCGAGGTCCATGTGACCGCGGAGGCCCGTGATCCGAAGGTGTGGACGATGACCGGTCGGATCCTAGGCTCGAGCCTGAACCTGATCGGCACGCCCTCGGTGGTCCCGCAAGGCAACTATCGGGTCCGCGTGGGCTCGCGAGGGGACACCAGCAAGGTCGAAGTGGTCTCCAGTTCTCCGTACCCGTTCGTCATCACTGGAGCGTCGTGGGTCGGCTTCTACAACAACGTGGCGCAGCAACCGCAGGGGTAAGCGTATGAGTATGCCCGTCGCAATGATGATCTTCAGCGCCGTGTCTAGTGTGGTGCAGGCGTCACAGCAGTCCGACGCCGCACAGGCCCAAGCGGCCGCTGCCGCGCAGAACGCGCAGGCGGCGATTGACGAGGCGACTCGGCAGCAGGCGGAAAACAACCGAGTCGCGTCCGAGAAGAAGTCGGATCGGATGCGCCAACTGGACGAAGACCTTGGCAGGGCTCGCGTGGCCTCCGCAGAGGGCTTCGGGATGCTCGGCCGGGAGATCGCTGACCTCGGCTACGTCGGGGGCTTGGACATCTCGCGCATCGAGGCGAATCGCGCGAGCATGAACAACTCGCTACAGGCCCGGAAGGTTGCGGCCCAGCAGGGCGCGGTGAACGCCGCCGACGCAGCCAACCGTACGTCCACCGCGGCGTTCACCGGGGGCATCTTCAACGCCATCGGTTCGGGCCTGAAGATCGGCGCGCAAGACGCCGCCAACAAGCGGATCGAGGACGCGGCACGTAACCGCAACCCGTCCGTGCGTTACGAAGACGCCTTCTAAGGAACCACATGAGCGCAATCCGCGAGACCAACCTCGCCCGTACCCGCCCTTCGCGGGGCGATTCGCCCGGCGTGCAAGCCCCGCGTGAGCGGTCCCAGGTCTTCGACAACCCGACGCCGGTCGTCCAGCACGACACCACGGACCTGTCGATCCTGTCGAAGTCCTTCGGGAACTTCTTCGACGGGCTGAGTTCCGCGGCGCAGACGCTCCAGCGCGCGGACCACGCCGAGGCGATGCACAAGATCGCGCAGGAGAACGAGGACCAGAAGGCAAAAGGTCTTGCCGACGCCTTGGCGGGCACCCCGGATCCCACGCTCGGCGACGACCGGGACTACATGACGGCCTTCTCGCGCACCAAAGGCGCGGTGGCGGGCCAGAAGTCCTCGGCGGACTTCCTCACGGCGCTCTCGCAGCAACCCTTCGGGACCGACCCGGAGGCGTTCCGCGACGAGTGGGTGAAGCGCGAGTTCGGCACCGGGTCCGGGAACCCGACGCTGGACGGGTCGATGCTCTCGACGTTCAAGCAGAGCACCGACCACGCGATCCTGCAGTTCCGCGTGAACGCCGCCAAGGAGCAGCGTAACGCCGGCCTGTCCGCCCTGTCCGAAGAAGTGTATGGTCAGAGCGGGACGGCGAGCGTGGCCGATCTGCAGGACTGGCTTCGGCGCTCCACGACCCTTTCCCTAGGCGACGAGGTGAAGGGTCGCGCCCACGTCCTATCCACGCTGATCGACTCGGCGCGCACCCCACAGCAACTCCAGCGGGTCGAGGCGCTCCTGCACGAGAAAAACTACGGCCCCCAAGGCCAGTCGTTCGCCGATATGTTCCCCGCGTCGGCCGCGCAAGTGTCCGAGAAGGCCACCAAGGAGTACCTCTCGAGCCTGTCCGCCGGAGCCTTCAAGGCCTACGACGACATCGAGAAGCAGATGGTCACTGCGCTGCAGTCCGGCGACGAGAAGCAACTCACCGCGGTCCAGCTGGGCCTCGAGAAGGCCCGCAGCCAGCATGGCGGCGAGGCGGTCTACGACCGACTCAACAACAAGTTGCAGGCTGCTTTGGACAAGGTCGTGAGGCAGAACGTCGCGATCAACGCCTACATCCTCAAGGGCACCCAGGGCGGCTACCCGGTGGACCCGGAGGAAGCCAACAAGCTCCAGCCCATCCTCATGGCGCGGATGCTTGCAGCGAACGGGGCCCACGAAGGGAACAACCCCGCCGAGTGGCAGAGCCCGCTCGCGTCGTGGAAGGCCGCGGAAGCGACCGCCCAGATGGTCAACGCCTACCACTCCATCGGCAACGACCTGAAGACCACGATGAGCATGGCGTTGCAGGACGTGAACAACCTGCAAGCTCAGAGCAACGCCTTTCGCTTCTACGCGAAGCTGGGAGCCGAAGGCAGGGACGTCTCGAACTTCATGTCCGGCGACGCCTACAAGGCGTACACCGCGGTGCAGTCGCTGATGCGCACGACCGCGCAGGGCAACCTCGAAGCGGCCCTCAAGGCCTACAACGCGAACCCCGACGTCGCCAAGGAAGTGGACGAGAGGGCGAAGAACGTCGACTGGCCCACCCTGATGAACCGTCCGGGGGACCAGAAGGAGAAGGTCGTTGCCGACGTCACCTCGACGCTGAAGTCGAGCCTGGCGGACGCCCTCGAGGTGAAACGCCTCGGCATCTTCTCGGCCCCCGGGAAGATCGTTTTCCAGCAGGACGTCGGCCAGGAACTGCTCGCGGACTACGCGCGCACGCTCCTCGAGTTCCGCGCGCGGGGCATCCCGGGTGCGGAGGACGCCGCGAAGGACGTCATCACGAAGAACCTCACGGCGAACTATCTCTCGGTGCCCGGCGCTGACGGGACCGTTCAGGTTGTGCGGCGGCGGGACTACCCGGCCTTCAAGGACGGCGTGAACATCGGCCCCGGGGTCCACATGAACCCGGCGCTCGGCGAGCGGGAGAACACCCTCGACAACTTCCGCGCGGACCTCGACGAGGCGAAGGCGCGGATGCCCGGGCTGTTTGGCACGCCCGGTATGTTCTACGTGCAGCGCGGCAAGGGAGACGTCACCGCGAACGGCGGCTTCCTGCTGATGAATGGCGAGGAGCGCCGGCCGGTGTTCTTTGCCCCGGGGCAGCAGATCGCCCTCGAGGAACCCGATGGGTGGGTCTCGACGAAGCTCAAGCAACTCACTGGAGTGGGGCGCGCGGCGGGCGGGAAGACCATCACCCTGTCCAAGAACCCCGAGGAGGCCCAACGCGAGCTCGAAGCTATCTTGCCGCGGCACTTCTCTGCGGAGCGTATGGATACGGTGCATGGTCCGGTGTGGAGGGTGTTCTACCAGTTCCACCTGACGCAGCCGGAAGATCTCACCACCATCGGTGGGAAAGCCATGAAGCGCCGGCTGGAAGCGAACCAGCGCGACAGCGATATGCGCGAGATGCTCAACAACCCAGACGCGAGGATGTACCCGTAATGGACGTTTCCCTGATGTCCCAAGTGTCGTCCGCGACCAACTACGCGGACTACATGGCGGATCTGCAACGCTCCGTCCTTCGTGATCGCCAGATGCGCGGCGCGGCCCCCGACACGCTCGGGGTGTCCGTGCCGATGCCTGGCGTGTCCTCGGTGCGCGAGTTCATGGACACGGCCCGCAACTGGTGGTCCGAGGTCCGAAAGAGAAAGGGCCCCCAAGGCTACGACATGGCGGATACGCCCATGGAGGGCAGCTACATCCAGCGCCGGTACGACTTCATTGCCGGCGAGGAGGCTGCTCGCAAGTTCGCCTACGACGACTCAACGGGACGCCAAGTGCTCCCCGGCCAGGGCGTCAAAGGCAAGGTCACCGTCGGGATCGGCTTCAACATGGACCGCCCCGACGCCCGGGAAGTGATGTCCCGCGCGCTCGGCTTCGATGACGCGCGATTCGACGAGGTGTACCAAGGCCGCAAGCCACTGTCCGAAGTCGAGGTGCGAAAGCTCTTCGACTACAACGTGCGGGAGGCGGAAGACGTCGTCTCCACGCGGCTGAAGGGCGTGGACCTTCCGGAGCACCGCAGGATCCCCTTGGTGTCCCTCGCGTTCAACGGCCCGTCCCTCATCGGGCCGAAGCTCACCGCGGCCATCACCAGCGGAGACTGGGGCGGGGCCCTGAACGAGATCCTGTTCAACTCGAACCGGAAGTCGTTCGGCGGGCTCTTCTCGCGTCGGTATCGCGAGGCCTCGATGTTCTCCGGAGGGGACGTCGAGCCCCCCAAGTTCGCCGACTACATGGCGCGCGTCGCCCCGAAGTCGAAGCTCGCGTCCGCGGCTCTCAACAAGCCCGACGTCTAACACCCACGAGAGGTTATGGCTGATCCGACCATTGCAGTCCCCGTGACGTCCCCTGTCGCCCAAGAGCGCCCCGTAGCGCCCACTCGCGACACCGTTGTGGAGGACATGAAGGCCCCCACGGCCCTCGAGACCGCCGCAGCGATGTGGCGTCGCGACACCGTGCTGGGCGCTGCGCTGGCCGAGTTCAGCATGGCGGAGGACACCGGGGAGTTCGACCCGGGCTTCAACCCGTACTCGCATTTCGCGGCCAACAAGGTCCGCATGGTGGACCTCGAGCCGTGGCTCCGGCGCGGGGCGTTCGACTACGCGAAGAACGAGGCTGACTTTGGCCGCATCGCTGCGCGGATCCGGACGCAGACGGAAGACCTCAAAACCATCGAGCAGGGCTCCGGATGGGGCCTGGCGCTGGGCATGGGGCTGTCGCTAGTGGATGTGATGACCCTCGTCCCGTTCGCCAAGGCGGGCACGGGCGGGGCGGTCGCCAACGCTCTGCGCGTCGGGGCGTCCGGAGCGGCCATCGCCACGGTGCAGGAGAGCGCGCTGCACGCACTGCAACCGACCCGCACCGAGACGGAGTCGTTCCTCAACATCGGCCTGACGACGGCGCTGGCCGGCGGCATCGGGGTGTTCGCCTCGGCGCTGCACCCGGCCGCGCCGCTCAACCCGGCGAACAAGCCGGCGCTGGACCCCTCCGCGCCCCCGCCGATTGGCTCCGCGCTCCCGGGGATGGCGCGGGAGGAGGCCGACACCGTGGGCTCCGTGGGTGCTGCCAGCGCCCGCGTGACGGCCGGGACGGAGCCCGTAACAGGCACCAACGCCCTGCAACGCGGGGCCCTCAAGGTCGGCCAGTGGCTCTCCGCGGTGACCCCCACCGGGCGCGCCACCGCGTGGACCTCACAGGTGGCCCGCAGTGTCACCCAAGGCCTATTCGACCTGGGCGGGATCTTCACCCGCCACATGGAGGAAGGCGTCGCCCACCGGGCTGGCGCAGAGGACATCATGCGGGACCTCATGGGCGCTCGGGATGAGATCCAGCAGTCCCTGATCGACGGCTTCCGGCAGATGCAAGTCGACATGGGCGTCACCGGGAGCACCGCGGCGGCGACCATCAAGTCCGACGTGAACCTCATGGGCTCCATCGTGGGCCAGAAGAAGTTCCTGAACACCGGGATCTCCGAGGACGAGTTCCACGAGATCGTCCGCCGCAAGGTGACCAACACCTGGTGGCAACAGGGCGGACTCTGGAAGATCGCCGAGCCGGACGGGAAGTGGTTCGCCAAGATCACCGAAGGGCTGGACCCGAAGGCCGTCGAGGTCATCGAGCGCCACACCGACCGTGTGGCGAAGCTCCTGCAAGCCAAGGCGCTCGAGCAGGAAGAGGCGATGTTCCGTGCGGGCATGATCACGGAGAAGCAGCGGCTCGGGAAGAAGTACGGGCTCGCGCAACTGTGGGACAAGGGGCACGTCCAGCTTAACAAGCAGGAGCTCCGCGGTCTCCTGCTTCAGGTGTTCGAAGGCCGGCCCGACGAGGCTTGGCTGCTCGAGACGCACAACCTGAAGCTCGACGAGTGGAAAGCGCTGCCCGACCGGGCGCAGCCGAAGCTCGACGCCAGCGGCAAGCCTGTGAAGGACGCCGCAGGCAACACGGTGACTCAGCCGGGACGCCTCGACCTACTCGAGGAGTGGACCGGAGACCGCGCCGCGGTGGCGCTCGAGCGGGCCCGCGCGGCCCACGAAGCGGCCACGCAGCGCTATCTCGACTCGCTCGACATCAAGGAGCTCACCGACCTGGGCGTGAAGCTCGGGGAGCAGGATCTCCGCAAGGCCCGCATGGGTGAACTGCGCGCCGCCATCCGGCAGCGCACCGCCGAGCTCGAGGTGAAGCGCCTCGAGGGCCTGAAGGCCGCAGCACTGGAGGCCGAAGGCAAGCTGGACGAGATCACCCGCACCATCGATGACCAGACGCGGCTTGCCGAAGAGGCGACCGCGCGCCGGGCGAAGATGGGTAACGACCTCGCCCCGCTGGGCGACCTCATCGCCGCCGCCAAGGCCACGAAGGCCGAAGCGTCGGACGTCCTGAGTTCCCTCCCGCGCGACCGGCAGGTGTCCCCGGACTCCCTCGCGAACCTCCAGAAGACCCGCGAGGAATACGCGGCGGCGCTCGCCAAGGCCCGCCAGCAGTACAACGATGCGGTGCTGGCGCTGCGTCAGCGCGTCAAGGACATGCAGTTGAACGCCAAGTGGGTCGACGAGGCCGTGAAGCGCGTCGATGAGGCGAAGACTGCGAAGGCCTTGGGCGAAGGCAGCGAGGCGATCAACATCATCGTCGAGCGGGAATCCGCGGCGCTGAAGAAGCTCACCGACAAGTTCGAGGCCGTGGCCAAGGTCCGCAAGGAAGCCTGGGAGGCCTACAAGGTTCTCCGCACGGGAGCGAAGGAAGCGAAGATCAGCGTCCGAGACGCCAAGAAAGGCCTCACCGCGGCCAACAAGGAGCAGGCGAAGGCTGCGCGCCAGGCCGCGATCATGGACACGGTCGAAGAGATCGTGGACGGCATCGGCGACAACGGGAAGGCCCCCAACGGCCTCCTGCGGGAGCTCGGCCAATCCGGCCGGGCCAAGGACCGCAGGATCATCCTGACGGATGACGAGCGGCGGATGTTCGAGGACCGCGGGTTCCTGCACAAGGACCTGACGTACGTGCTCGACCGGCAGTACCGGGACATCTCCGCGCGCCTGGCGCTGCGTGAGGTGTACGGGGAGGAGTCCCTCGAGAAGACCCTGAAGTCCGTCTACGCCGACTACGAGAAGCTCGCAGCGGCGTCTCCCGAGAAGCGCGCGAAGCTCATGGCCGAGTACGCCGCGGTCGAGAAGGACGTGATGATGGGTCGGGACCGGATGCTCGGCATCGCTGGTCGTCCGGAGGATCCTGAATCGCTCGCGATGTGGGGCCTCTCCAAGCTGCGCCAGATGACGTACCTACGGTTCGCCGCGGGGTTCGTCGTCTCGTCCATCGTGGACCTCGCGACCCAGGTGCTGCACAACGGGTTCGGCAAGGAAACCCTGTCGGCCAGCCGGCGGTACTTCAAGGTTCTGAAGGACGCCAAGGTGGATCCCGAGTCCCGGGAGCTCCGCACGCTGATGCTGGCCGCGGAGATGAGCATGGCGCACTCCACCGCGTCTCGGCAGTTCATGTTGAACGAGATGGCGAGCGCCCGCGGCGTCGGAACGGAAGGCTCGGTCAAGCAAGCCGTAACGGGCACGTACGACCGCGTCGCGAACACGCTGCAGTCCCGAATGAACGCATGGACCCTCATGGGCCCGTACAACTCGTTCGTGAAGGGCGTGTCGGGCCTGATGTTCGTCGAGAAGCTCTCGAAGTCCCTGGCAAAGTACGACTCCCTGTCCACCCTCAAGAAGGCCGAACTGGCCTCGCTGGGAATCGGGAAGGAGGAGGCGACGAAGCTGCAGGCGATGTTCGAGAAGCACGGTACCCGGGATGACTACGGGTTCCACGCCAACGCCTACAAGTGGAACGAGACGGCCGGCGGTGACGAAGCGGCGCGCACTTTGCGCGTTGCCCTGCGTCGCCTCATGGACCGCTCGAGTCCCACGCCGGGCATCGGCGACCTCCCGAACTTCATGTCCCGACCTCTCGGCCAGGTGCTGGCGCAGTTCCAGAGCTACGGCTTCGGGGCTGTGAACCGCGTCCTGCTGCCGGCGCTGCAGCGCGGTCTCATCTACGGGGACGCGCGCGTGGCGGCGTACTTCACGGAACTGGTGGCGCTGTCGACCCTCGTGGCGACGATCCGGGCGTACCAGAACCGGAAGGACCCGGCGGACTACACCTCCATGCAGTGGATGAAGGAGGTGGTCGACCGCGGCGGGCTGACGTACTACCTCTCGCCATACATCGACGCGGGCCTCAAGGCCACCGGAATGGACCCGGGCGGTATGTCCACGAAGTACCGCAACAACAAGTGGTGGCACTCGCTTCTGGGGCCGTCACTCGGGACGCTCGACACGATTGGCGTGGCGGGCACTGCGGCGCTCAACGGGGACGCACAACGTGCCCGCGAGAAGGCGCTGATGCTCGTCCCGTTCAACCAAGTGTGGCGTCTCGGAAACGCCTTGGCAAACCCGCCCGACTAGCGTGAGGGACCGTGAGGTCCCCGCGCTGCGGGCCTCACCACTACCCTCATGGCAAACTCCTACGTCCGCTATACCGGAGACGGCGTCACGACCAACCGCGCCGTCCCGTTCCCGTACATCTCGCAGGACCACGTCAGTGTCACGGTGGACGGCGTCTCCACGGCCTTCACTTGGGTCAACGCGAGCACGGTCTCGATCAGTCCAGCCCCGGCAAACGGCGCAGACATCAAGGTCTCCCGAGATTCGTCTTCGACGGAACGTCTCGTCGAATACCAAGTCGGAACGCTCAACGCGGATGACCTCAACACCGACTCCCTGCAGGCGTTCTACCTCGCACAAGAGGCGGTGGACCGTGCGGGTGACGCGATGGGCCTTACGGACGACGGCGATTGGGACGCGGAAGGCCTCCGCGTCACAAACGCTGGTGACGCCGTCGACGCCCAAGATCTCGTCACGAAGGCCCAGTTGGACGCGGCGGCAATCGCCCCCGTGACCCCCACGGCCGGAAGCATCGCGAATGTCCCCTCGGGGAACCTCGCCGGCACTACGGTTCAGGCGGCTCTGAACGAGCTCCAAGGCGATGTGGACACGCTGACGACCAGTGTGGCTGCAAAGGCCAACACGGCCAGCCCGACGTTCACCGGCACCCCCGCGGTGCCTACCGCAGCGGCGAAGACCAGCACCACGCAAGCGGCCAGCACGGCGTTCGTGACGGCTGCAATCGTCGGGGTCGGATCGACGTCCGGCCTGAAGATCGTCCGCAACGCGACGACCTCCATCGCCGTCATCACGGCAGATGAGGCCGTGCTGGTCGACAGTTCTGGCCAGATCATCCGCCACACTGCGGTCTCCGTCAGTCCGAACATCAACACCTCGGGTAGCGCGATCAACGCGCGCGACCAGGCCGGGGCGTTCAGCACCAGCACCACGGTGTACCTGTGGCTGATCTCGGACGGGACGACCATCGCGGGCCTCGCATCGCTCTCCGCTACGGCCCCCACGCTCCCCTCTGGGTACACCTACAAGCTCCTCGTGGGCGCGTGGAAGACCACGTCGGGCAGCGGCACGGTCCTCCAAGCGGCGACGCAGCGGGGGAAAACGCTGCGCCTCGACGTCGGCGTCAAGGACGTCTCGGCGGCAACGTGTCCGACTTCGGGCAGCGCGACGGCCAGCACGATGTCCACGGTGCCGACCATCGCGACGAAGGCCTTGTTCCTCCTGTGGAACAACACTGGCGGGCAGTACTACAAGGTCAACCACGCAGCGTTCACTGTCGTGGCGCACGCAAGCCTCGCCGGAAGCGCCGTCGAACTCGGCTCCTCGGTGGTCGACTTCCCAGTCGAAGTACTGATGGCGACCGCGCAGACCCTCTACTGGGGCGGCGATTCGGCCAACGCTACGGACATCTGGACCCACGGGTGGGACATCCCCGGCAACCTCGGATAACCCATGAACCAAGCATCGCACAGCCCTGAGGGGCTCATCGCGACCCTCGCGGCCCTCG